GACATAGCCTTCGCGCCACCAAGTCTTGCCGTAGGTCGGCGGCGCCATCTCAGCTCAGCTTCTTATGCCGCTTGAGCAGCCAAGGGATGATCAGGATCAGGATGGCTTGAGCCTGAGCGCGCTCGATGCCGAGCTTGCGATAGAGCAGCTCGGCCGCAGTGTCCATCTCCGAGGATGGCTCATCGGCGGCCATCAGGGAGTCCCGATGGCTTGGACGGCTGCGAGGATCTGAGCATCGGAGATGACCGATGCATCCCTGCCAGGATTCGGGACTCCGCCGGCGACGGCGCTCGAGTAGGCGTCGCCGAAGCCTGGCGCGCCTGCGATCGCCCAGATATGGTCAGCCGCCCAGGCGGTCGGATACTCGGCCTCCGCATTGCCAGCGGTCTCGGTCGAGTAGCAGGCTGCGATGCGGACCACGAAGTCGGGGTCTTGGGCGAGCAGCGAGACATCGTAATAGGCCATGATCTTCCTCTCCTATGGGACGTAGACAAGCGAGCCAGCGGTGTTGGCGCAGTTCGCACCGCGCTGATGGCGGCCGGTGATCACTCCATCGGTGCCGATGCCGAGGCCGCCGGGGAAGCCTGAGTAGTCGGCATAGCCTCGAGCGGTGTAGCCGATCGGCCGGATCTCCGGCGGCCCAGGGACGGCGGAGAACGTATAGATCGATCCGGAGACGGTGGTGACCGGCATATCGAGTTGGATGATCACCAGGGCGCCGAGCTTGCGCCAGCGGATCGAGCCTCCGCCGTTGGGCGTGATGTTCGTCCAGCCCGTTGCTGCGAGGATCGCCTCGAGCCGCTCGGCCTGCACCTTGTCGGCCGCCGGATAGTTGGCGAGCAGATCGCTCGGCTCGATATAGGGGATGGCGAAGGATGGGGTCGCTCCCATGATCAATCTCCTCTCATGGCGCGACCCCGAAGGTGTCGAGCCACTGAATCGTCGGATCCCATTGCTGCCAGGCCCAGGCAGGATCAAGCTCGGCCCAGGCGGCGGAGGATCCTTGGCCTGCGGCCGGAGTGACCGTCAAGGCGAGAGCCCAGAAGCCATCTCGGAACTCATAGGAGCCTCCCTCGAGATAGGCGCTCGAGACGGCTCCACGAGGCGCATAGCTCGGCATATCCACCAGGACAATGGCGAGGCCCATCCTGATCGTGCCGTCGAGGAGATTGAGCAGCGTCTCAGCTCGAGCGGTGCCATCGATGCTGCCGATCTCGTCCAGGGCGAGCGCCGTATCGAGGCTCAGCCCATCGAGGCGCCAGCCGACATCTCTGGCATGGGAGAGGATCCTCGAGGCCATCTCGGAGGCGTCGAGAGCGTTGATCAACTCGGTGGAGATGCTCAGCCGGCGGGTGCCATAGATCGCGATGGCGGCCGGATCGGAGACCGTTTCGGTCCGCTCCGTGGTCTGCGGCTGGCCATCATCATCGAGGCTCTGCTCGAGCCAGCCGACCGCTACGGTCGTGATCACATCGGCGGTATCTTGGCGCCAGGTTGCTGGATCCTCGAGGAGATCGCAGGCGGAGAGCAGCGCGACTCCGGAGGTTGCGCCGATGATCTTGATCTGGCCTCCGCTCAGATCGAACTCTCGGACCGCAGCTCGGCGAGCAGGATTCTCGATCCAGAGGAATGGGCCGGTGATCGCATGCGTCGCAGCCCAGAGAACTCCTGCGCCTGTCTGGGCGAGGTCTTGCAGCAGGCCATAGGCAGGCTGAGCATCAACATCTCGATAGGAGACAGCGAGGTCGCCGAGCGGAGGATCGATCCGGATCCTTGGGCTGGCCGAGATCCCTGCCAACTGGCAGATCCGATCCGCACGAGTTGAGAGCGGCTGAGCAGGCCACGGGTCGTCGCCGATGATCCTGTTGCCGAGATCGGCGCCGAGGTCCATGGCGGTAGCGCTGATCCTGACTCTCTGGTCCGGATCGCCTGTAGGCGAGATGGTCAGATCGGACACCGAGCCGGAGAAGGCGAGGACGCGGCGGATGGTGGAGCCTGGCGGATAGGCGGCCAGATCATCGATATAGAGATCGGTGCCATAGAGCGCCCAGTCATCCCAGCTCGAGGCTGCTGCGGCCCAGGCGAGGTCGGCTGGCTGATTGTTCCATCGGGCGTGGCCAAAAGGATCGGTCGTGGTAAAGGTGCCGATCGCGAGCCAGGAGGGTTCGCTGAGCGTCTTGATGTATGCATCGCCAGCCCAGGGCTGCCAGTCGCCGGTTCCGATCTGAGTGCCCGACCAGCCTGGGAGGAATTGCATCTGATAGCTGATCGGCTTCGACCCAGGATAGGGAGAGCTATAGGCGGTGATCCGGACTCCCCATGAGACGCCGATCGGCGCTCGGCCGCGGAGGTTGAACCGCCAGGTCTCGCCTTGCCTGGCTCTCGGGATAGTGTCCCAGGCGCTCGGCAGCTCCCCAATAGGAGAGAACGATCTTGGCGGAACGGTGAGGCCTGGCCCATAGGCGCTGTTGAACGGCTGGTCGTAGATGATCTTGAGCGTCTGCGCCTCATAGCGCGCTGTGGAGTGGTTGAGCGAAACGTCCAGGGCAGGGACCGGCCCATCCGCCTTGGTGGAGAGCGATCCGTCGTCATAGGTGGTCGGTCCCCAGGTAGGCGCGCCTTCTGTGGCGATCTGACCCTCGGCCCAGATGTCGATCTTGGATCCGACGTGCAGGATATCCATCGGATCATCTCCGCCTAGCGGATCAAGGATCCCGAAGGAGCAGGAGGCTGGGCCTGGCTGCTCATTCTGCCCATCCCTGCCCCACGCGATCTTGAGATCCGACAGGGCTGTCGCCTCGCCTTGGCCGAGATCGGATCCTGCATCGGCGAACCGCTGGCCATCGACCCACAGCTCGCAGCTCGCGCTCGGCGCCGTCATGCCGCTGCGCCTCCTGCGGCTCGCTGGGAGAGGACGACGCCGGAGCGGCGACGCCGAGCGGAGGAGAGGATCCGCTCGATCTGGCGAGCCACAGCCTCGGGATCGAGCGCGCCTTGAACATTGATCACGACTCCGCCAGCGGCCGAGCCTCCTGTGGCTCGCGTGCCTGCGCCGAGCAGCCGAGGCTCCACTCCTGAGCGGAGGCCCATGGGAGAGGCCACAGAGGCCTGCTGAGCGCTCGCTGCATTGCTCCCAGGGATCTTGATCGAGGGGACTTTGATCGAGCGGAGCTTATCGGTCAGCCTGCCGATGGCGCCGATGATCGACTCGATCATGCCTTGCAGGCCGCGGAAGGGAGCGAGCAGCGCATCTCCGACGCCGGAGGCGACAGCCTTGAGGCCATTGAGCGCGGTCGTAAAGCCAGACTTGATCCTGGCCGCGACCGCGAGGATCGGAGCAGCGATGGCCGCGAACTTGGAGCGGACGAAGGAGGCGGCGGCCGAGGCGGCCGACTTGATCGAGGACCAGGCCGCGGAGAACGCTGCCTTGATCCGATTGATAACGGCGACGATCGGAGCAGCGATGGCCGCGAACTTGGCTTGGACCCAGCCCGAGGCGATCGCAGCTCCGGTCTTGATCAAGTTGAACGCCGAGGTAAATGCAGCTCGGATGGCTGCGATGGCCGCCGAGATCGGAGCCACGATCGCGGTGACAACCTTGCGGACAAAGGCGAAGGCGACGGCGGCGACGTTCTTGATGTTGTTCCAGAGATTGATGAAGGAGGTCGCGATCCGCTGGGCGACAGCGATGGCGACGGCTGCGAGGAACTGGACCGCGATCCGGATGATCTGGAAGGCCAACTGAGCGAGCGCCGAGATCAGAGCCCAGGCGAGCCGGAAGGGAGCGAGGATCGCCAGGGCGACGGCGATCACGACACCGATGATCGACCGGACGACTCCGATGATCGCCGAGACCGCTGCGAGGATGACAGCCTTGGCGGTATTCCAAGCATTGACCAGCCAGGAGACGACGGCCATGGCGACGCCGATCACCGCCTGCTTGACGATATTGAAGATCGAGACGACCTGGGTCCATGCCGCGACGAACCACGCGGCGACGGCCTGGGCTGCGGAGCCGACCGCGGAGAGCGCGACCTTGATGGCATCCCAGATCGCGATGAAGAAGTTCCGGAAGGCTGCGCACTTGTTCCACAAGATCACGAAGGCGACCACGATCGCGATGATCGCGAGGATGATCCAAGTGCCGGGGAAGGCGAGCAGCGCCGAGTTCATCACCCACTGGGCTGCCGCCAGGACCAAGATCACGACGGCCAGGGCAGCGATGACGCCGATCATGATCTGAACGACGGTGGAGTTCTCCTGGGCAAACTTGGCGAACTTGCCCAGGGCGGTCGCAGCCTGGGTGAGGACGGGCAGCAGCGCGGTGCCGAGCGCGCTCTTGGCGTTCTCCCAGTTGGCCGCTGCGATCTCGGCGGAGCCTGCCGCGGTATCGCTCTCTCGGGCAAACTGGCCGATGGCTCCGCCTGCCTGCTCCGTCGCGAGCGCCAGCAGCGCGTTGGTCTGCGCCTGCGTCTTTGCCTTGCCTGTGAGCTTATCGGTGCCCTCGGCGGCCATCTTCGCGTTGACCGCGGTCTTGTTCAGCGCCAAGCCGTAGCGCTCGGCCGGATCAGCCTCACCGCGGAGCGCAGCTCCAAGGGCATCGACGGCATCGGCCGTCGTCCCGCCATAGGTCGCAGCCAGATCGGCGGCCATCATCATCAGGTCTTGGGTCTTGCCTGTGACCTGATCCATCGGGAGGCCGAGGTTCTTCATCTGCGAGCCGATCTTGGCGGCTCCCTCGGCATAGGCGGAGGCGGAGAGGCCCATCGAGCCAGCAGCGCCGTTCGCCCAGTCCTTGACTTGCCCAGCGTTCTTGCCGAAGACAGCATCGAGGCCGCCGAAGGCCTGCTGGGTCCTCGAGGCCGACTTCGCTGCGTCCATGGCGAAGGCGCCGATAGCGCCGAGAGCGACCGCAGCTCCGGCCGCAGCCTTCTTTATCCCTCCCTCGAACTTGCCTGCTCCCTTGCCAGCGCCATCGAAGGCCTTGGCCGCATCATCCGCCTTGACGAGGATCTCAACGAGCAGCTTCGCCGAGCTAGCCACTATCTCCTCCTCTTCGCTTCCTCCGCCTGGCGGTTGAGGATATCGATGGCGGTAGCGATCACCGCGGAATCCTGATCAATCCAATCGGCCGGCGACGTGCTTGTTGCGAGCGCTAGCTCGATGATCAGTCGGATCCGAGATCCAGCGGGGTAGGCCCCACCTGAGCCATCTCGGCGGCCGGATCGCCATCCTCATCGAGGTTCTCGATCATGCTCGTCGTCAGCAGCCAGTTCTCGAAGGAGAGCTTTGGCTCGATCTCTCCGCTCCGCCGGAGCTTGCTGTAGGCGAGATAGTTGATCCAGAGCATCGGAGCATCCTGGCCAGGCGGCCAGCCCTTCTTCGCCCGATCGATATCGTAGAAGACCATATCTGGGTTCTCGGCCTGCACGATCGCGTTGCGGCCATCGGCATAGGCGACGCGGATGATCGGGCTGGTGATCTTGGGGGTGGCTGCCATGGCTGATCATGCTCCCTTGACTTGGCCGAGGATGCTTTGGGCCTCCTCGGCATAGATGCCGAGCCAGCGCTGCTGGCCTTGCTCGAGGCTCTCTCGCAGGAAGGGCTGCGGAGAGATGTGATGCCGAGGCCAGCCGTTGTGGATGACTCCTGCATAGATCAGGCTCGAGCCGACCTCGACTCGGCCTCGCTCGGCTCTGCCGGCGACCGATCTCGAGAGGCGGCCGGTGCGCTTGGGCGAGCGGCCGCGGCCATCCTGGGCGAGCGCGGCGGCGACCTTGGAGTTGGCATCCGCCATCGAGGCCAGATCGCGTCCGGCGGCCGCCATCGAGGCCTGTAGGCGCGCAGCTCCGTGGACTTTGATCTTGACATCAGCCACTAGACGCCTGCTAGCTCCGGATCGGGCAGCGGAGCACCCCAGGCGAGGATCGGCTCGCCGACGATATCCCACTCGAAGTCGGAGTCCATGACGGCGCCATAATCGCCATCGGAGCCAACATCGAGCGGATCGATCGTGAGCGTCCCAGTAACCGTTGCGCCAGCCTCGGTATTCGGAACGAACTCGAAGGGGACCGCCAGGCCCTTGTTCTCCCAGGTATAGGCGACGAGGCCTGCCTCATCAGCGAGGTCTTGCAGGAAAGTGCCGGAGAAGGTCGAGCTATAGGTCGTGGCTCCGGCGACGGTATCTCCGCAGAGGACGCGGATGTCATCATCCTTGTCCTTGTCCCAGGCGACGACGCCGTTGGATAGCTGGCAGGAGGCATCGAAGGGCGTGCCGGTATCGCCGATCGTCAGCGTTCCTGGGCCGAGCCGAGTGCTGTTTGCAGGCATGATCTTTTCTCCCTTGATCAACTAGTGAGGAGCGTGAAGTTGAGCGCTGGCATAGTCAGCGCTTGATCGGCGGCGACCAGGGCGATGGGCTCGACGCGGGTGACTGCGCCGAGCCGGATCAACTGATCGCGGATGGCATTGATGGCCTCATCTGTCGCCTCAGCCCAGGAGGCAGGATCGGCGGCTGGCAAGATCACATACACCTGCCAGGTCCGCTCGATCAGGCAGGCAGTCCGCCAGATCGCCGACCCCCAGTCGGGGAAGGCCTGCCAGAGCGCCAGCGCGGCTGGGCGGACTGGCTGGCCATCGATCCGATGAGGCTGCCCATCCCAGGCGATGATCACTTGGGATAGGGCGTCGGCGATCTCCTGGCGGCTGATCATGCGACGACGATGATCCGGTAAGGCGCCTCGAGCCGCTCGATCTCCGCATCGAAGCTCGGGAGCCGGATCGGCGCATACTCTCCGCCGGTATCGGCCGAGAGGCCGACCGGCAACTGCCGAGCCGCGATCTCCCTTGCAGCTCGGCGCAGAAGCGCCTGCGCCAGGGCGTCTGGATAGACCGGAGAAACCTCGCAGGCCGCAGCCTGCAAGGCTTCCTCGGCGTTGATGATCTGCTGGATCTGAACATCGGAGAGGGAGGAGAGGGAAACGGCCGCCCATTCCCTCACCTCTGCTACATCTGGGATCTCAGCCATGATCAGGATCGATCAGGGACCGACTGTGGTCGTGACCTTGACGATGGCCTGCGGCTCGGTAACTACAGGCAGGGCTCGAGTCTCAGCCAGCAGCACAAGGATGTTGCGGATGAAGTAGTCGCTATGGCTGTCGGTCAGATAGAGCGAGGCCGCTCCGCGCTCGAAGAGCGTCAGCCCAGTCTTGAGGTCGCCGACATAGGCGTCGCCGACTGGGATGGCGCCGACGCCGATGGCCTGCACTCCCCAGAATCCCTGCTGCCGCTGAGGCCCAGAGACGGTGCCGCCCATGACCGAGATATCCAGCTCGGCGAAGTCGCTCGGGTTGAGCAAGATCACGTTCGGCCTGGCATAGCCATTGCTCTCGACGGTTCCGATGGCGACGCGGATGCCTGCCAGCAGATCCGTCGTCTGCTCGGTCGCGATCTCGGCGTTGCTGGTCAGCGCAGCCGCAGCGCTGCTCTCGAGCTTGCGGAGGACGCCTCCGCGGAGCGTTCCCTCGATGATGGCTTGGATCCGCGGGATATCGTCCAGCGCCTGCCGAGTGATCCCCTTCCAATGCGCGACCGTCTTGAGCGCGGCCGCGTTCTCGATCGGCGCGAAGTCGGCCTCAGGCTTGGCAGCTCCCTCGGCGACCTCGCCTGCCTCGGGATAGGCGCCAGGCCAGGAGATCCACTCCACATTGCCGTTGGAGACGGTCTCGCGATTGATCGCATCGAGCAGCGGGGTCGTCATCACCCAAGGCGTCGGATTGAAGATGTAGGGCTGGGTATCGACATAGGTGGTATCGATCGGAGCGCGATCGAAAAGGCTGGGGACCTCGACGCGGCCGCTCGAGCCGGTTCCGTCGTAGTTCTTGAACTGGGCGGACTCGGTGAAGAGGCTGCCCCAGGATCCGCTCCGCACGAGGCCTCCGGAGCCGCTCTGGCGGCCTGGCGAGCGGCTCGCCAGGGCGAGGCCGCCTCGGCCGGCGACGGCGCTCTGCTCGGCCTCCTCGGCCGCGTGGAGCGAGAGATCCGATTGAAGCTTCGCCCAGTCCCGCTGCTGCTTGAGGTACTCGTTCTGATCGGTGATCTCCCGATCCAGCTCGGCGCAGCGCTTCTGCCAGCCGCGCTGCCGCTCCTGCTCGGCCTCGGCGAGGCCGCGATCATCGGCGGCGGCCGATTCCGATAGCTGCTGCATCAGCCCTGCGAGCGCGTTGCGCTCATCCACGAGCTTCTTGAGATAGACGTGCATCCTGATCATCTCCGGTTCATTGGCGCGACGAAAGTCGCGGCCAGTGCCGGATGACAGTGCCGATCATTAGCTAGCTCGATCGGCGGTGCCCAGGCGGTGCCCGCTATCTAGCCGAGAGGGTACACCCAGCCTGGCAGCGTTGGCGAGAGATCGATCTCGTCCATATCGATCGTCGGGATCCTGATCATCTCGGCGCCTCTCATGGCGAGGACGCGCGCTCCCTCATAGGCGCCGATCGGGAGCAGGCTGACTTCCTTGAGCATCCCCTCAACGATCTCGGTCTCCCCTGCCTTGCCTCGGCGAGCCTGCACAGGCTTGAAGCCGACGCTCATGGCTGGGAGGAAGCCATCGGCGAGATCCTCGAGAGCCTCATCTCCGAGCTTGCTGGCTCGGATCCGGAAGGTTCCGTGGAGCCCATCGGCCTCATCGGAGAAGGCGACGCCTCGGCCGATCGGATGATTATGATCATGGCCGCGGAAGAGGAAGATCTTGCTCGCCTGCTGGCCGATGCTCTTCGTGAAGGCTCCGCGGAGGACGCGCTCCCCTGCTGGGTTCGGCGTCAGATAGGAGATCTCATCGTAGGGGACGCAGACCCCATCGATGGTGCGGCCATCGGAGTCGATGCCTCGCAGCTCCATCGGCAGTTGGTACATGATCATCCCTTCTTGGGCCGCTTGGGCCGATTGGCTCCGAGCCGCCGATCCTTGCGAGTCCCCTTGCTTGGCTTGCCACCCATGATCAGACCTCCTGTGGGATCGCGGGCTGCTCAGCCGGCGACGATGATTCGATCGGAGGCAGCGCATCCTCCGGAGCGGTCGAGACTTGCTGGGGCAGCGGAGGCCGATCCTCGAGGGCGCGAACCTCATCGACGGTCAGCCATCCGGATCGGAGCGCCGACTCATAGGAGGCATAGCGGGTCGAGGGATCAGCGCGGAGCGTGCCATCGGTGATGATCTTGACCTCGGTGCCTTGAGCGAACTCGGCATCGAGGCAGGCCTCGATCCGGCGGATCCAGGGCAGCAGCGTGAAAGTCCGCAGCTCCGTCATCCGGCTCTCGACATTGGCATAGGTCGAGCTATCGCCTGGGACGCCGAGCATGTATGCGGGGACGCCGAAGGCCAAGGCGATATCGCGGAGGCTCCAAGTCTTGGCAAGATCAAGTTGCGAATCGACTGGGCTGATGGAGAGCGGAACGAAGTCGGTGGTCGCGTTCAGAACGGCGATCTTGCGGATCGGCGAGCCATGGCGGCCCATCCACCTTGTCTGCAAGGTTTCTGCCTGCTCGGCCGTGATCTGAGGATTGTTGACCTTGAGATAGCCGCTGGGGACGCCTGCGGAGAAGAGGTTGGTCGCATAAGCGCGCATCGCTCCGGACAGCTCGAGATCGGCGGAGAAGCGCTCGAGGATACCCTTGCCCATCTCGCCGTTGCGATAGGGCGGCTCTCCGCGGAGCCGGAGCACCTTGGCGGAGTCAAGCTCGCCGAGGTCATCATGCCAGTAGGAGTATCCCATCGAGGGATAGCGCTCGGCCTGCTCGATCTTGACTTTCTGAGGATCGAGGAGGATCAGCGGAGGCTTAGGCTGCCCGGTGGTTTGATCAAGCTCGATCGCATAGGCGAGGCCGTCGCCGAACCACAGCGCGCTGGTGATCCACTGGGTTCGGAACTCGACGCTGCTGAGCGGATCGGGGACGATCGGAACGGGGAAGATCCGGCGGTCCTCGCGGAGCAGTTGAGGATCATCGATCCAGCGAGGCGTCGGCTGCTGCTCGAAGCCGCGATAGACGCGCCATGGCAGGCCAGCGATCGTATCCGCGATGATCGCCGTGCAGCGCAGAACGGCTGGCAGGGCTGCGGCTCCCTTGAAGCTCGATCCCTCGGCCCAGGCCTCCGGCGGCGGGTTGCCGAAGGCGGTAGGGCCTCCTCCGCCTGGCCCATCAACGAACCACAAATGGCGGCGGTCATGCTCCCAGCCATCCGGCGTGTTGATCAAGATATCGCGGCCATAGTCGGTCGCGCTATGCACTTGGGTGGCTCGCAGCTCCATCTCGAGCGCGCTGCTCGGCGGCCAGAGCCAGGCCTTGAGGCGATCAAACATGATGGCTCCTCACCAGATCATCGGCGGCGGTAGCGGGACGACTAGCTCATGATCTGCGGCCCACACGGCTAGGGCAGCAGCGGTGATCGGCGAGATCGAGACGGAGGCATCTCGGCGAGCGAAGGCCCAGGCATCGCCGATGGTACGCGATGTTGCGGCCGAGGCTGCGGCATCAAGCGGACCGAACGGGTGGTGGATCACTTGGCCGGCGGTGAGGCCTGAGAGGAGCCTGGCGCAGGCGGAGGCATAATCGCGGCCGCCGTT